CGTAAAGGTTGACCCACGCTCAATTGGGAACCTCGGAAAGCCACTAGGGAGGGAGCGGGTCGTGGGAGCAGTGATCTCAGGAGCGGCGGGGCCCGGATTCGGCCGAAAGGGATCACAATCCGTCGGGTCGAGCTCACGCTCTCCAACACATGCGACAAACCATACTGGGCAACGATGAATTTGTCCTCTGCCCCGAGCACGCGATGGGTGTGCGAGTCCAGCACAGTGAGCGCGCGACCGGAGTCATTGAAGCCGCTCGCGCGAACCTTGGGCGGTAGCTGCACGTTCAACCCTGAACGGCCGAGCACGACGGAGTCGCGGAGAGACTGCAAGTAATCTCTGTTCCCAGCATCAATCCAACGCACTTCTGACAACCGATCAGGCCCGGAGCCTGTCCAGACTAGGCAATGGGTCCACTGGGACCCCTGGATGGTCCACTCTCGAGTCTGACAGAGATATGCCTGGCTGGACACCACTCGTCTCGACCCCCAGTGAGCGACTGGTCCAAAGACCCTGTGAGCTCGTCCACGGCCCCCTACCCATCCGTGGCGACTCGCATGGAGTAGCGCGGTGTCCAGATCGGCTCGGGGTAGACTCAGCTGAGCCTGGGCTGATGCCAGGAGCGAGGGGTTCGTCTTGATGGCGCTCCATCCTGATGATCGCGAGAGACTGCAGGCCACGCCCCCAAGGCGGATGTCTGACACCCCATTGATCACGGGGGAGCAGCCACCTAGGGGTCGCTCCAAGATCTCCTGTGACCCTTCGAGATCTCGAGCGAGCTGTTCGCTGGAGAAGATGCGTGAGGCCTGGTCGAGCTGGTCGATTGAGGCGATAGTGGACTTGAGGGCTCCAGCCAGCCCGAGAGCCCTGGAACGCACGCTGCCTCCAGGCCAAACGGCTCGATGTCCGAAGAGAACATTGTTTCGGAGCCACTCCTCCACGAGTTGTTCCCCATCCCGCGCGAATGCGGACACATAGGCGGTGACGCGATACCCGTGCGGGAGGTTGCCTACGAGGCGCTCCGTCATGACCTCTGCTAGTTCGATAGCGTCGATGAGAGCTTCCTTTCCCCTTGGGGGTTCGGAATCCAGAAGGCGGACGAGTTCGAGGGGTAGAAGGCGCACATCCTCTGGCCGGAGGGTCTCCAGCAGGAAAGTGCGGAGGATCTCATCTCGAGAGATGGAGGAGGAGCCTCCCGTGCGAACGTCGAATGTTCTCTTGAGGACCTTTCGAGTTTTGTAGGGCCCATACTCCCAATCGCTCAGGCCCACGGCGGAGAAATTCGGCTCGAGATGCGCAACGCGGAGATCCCTAGCAAGCGCCAGAACCTCCATGGCCTGCTCGACTAGAGAGTCGTACACTGGCGCGAGAGTGGGTGGGACTGAGGGCGGTTGGGATAGGATCTCAAGGAAGCGAGCCCTGACCCTGTCACAGGCTCCTGGCTGACGGAGCGCTAAGTTCAGCTCCGCTTGCGACACGCGAGGTTGATCAACCAACACGCGAAGCGCGCTCCGCGCACCAACAGTCAGATTGCGAAATCCGCTCGAGTGGCTTAGGTCACTGATCTGCACGATTGGGCTCGGGTTCTCCTCACCTCTCTGAATCGGATTGCGGAGCCCGCGCATCGCCCCCCCGAGGACGTCTCCAATGTGGATCTTGCCCTTATAATCCGAGAGCGCTAGGGGCAGCATGACCAGATCAGGGCCCAACTGGCGCGCGAGGCGAAGCGTGCCCTTGGGCCGACGAAGCGCTCCTTTTACTCCATTGACGTTGGGTATCTGCAATTGACGCCCGAGGATGGCGTCTATGGTGCCGTCGGCCTTAAGAAGGGTGTGATGGCGGGGCCCAATCAGCCCCGCGCGAAGGCCAG